GTCGGCTCGATGTTCCTGCCGGAATTGAAGGAGCTGGGCGAATACCTTGCAGGGCAGGTCGGCGGCATCACGGCATGGGTGCGGGAGCACCAGCAGCTCGTGAAGACGGTGATTCTTGGCGCAGGCGCCATCATGGGGCTTGTCGTCTCGTTCTTTGCGGTGCAGGCTGCTGCCGCCGCCTTTTCCTTCGTGACATCGCAGGTCATGGCGGCAAGGGCGGCATTCACCCTGCTCTCGGTAGCCGCCGGCGGGAGCGTGCCGACGGTCGCGGGAGCATTGGCCGGCATCGGGAGCCGCATTGCCGTGGCATTTCGCGGCATCCTCGGCTTGCCGGGAATGCTGCTCGGGGCGCTACGGGCAATCCCCGGGGCAGTCGGCGGCATCCTTGCGCAGGTGGTAGGACATGCCTTGCAATTCATGGCGTTCGTCTGGCGCATCCCGTCGATGCTCGGCGGCGCAGTAGCCGCAATACAGGCAGTTTTTGCGGGCGGCTTCGTCCATGCAGTGCGGACGGCGTTCACCGCCGTGACGGCAATCATCATGGGGAATCCCATCGGGCTTGCGCTTCTTGCCTTGACGGCACTCATCGTCCTCGTCATTGCGAACTGGGATCGGTTCAAGGAAACGGCATCCATCGTCTGGAATCACGTTTCTGGCACGATTGACGCGGCATTTGCTCGCATCCAAGCGGCATTCGGCGGCGCAATGGCAAGGATCGCGGAAGTGTGGAACAGCATCACGGGGCAGAGCCTTGCAGGCTCGGAAGTCGTCGGCGCGATCTTCAACGAGCTCGGCTTTCTCATCGGAGCGGCGTTCGATATTGCGATTGGCATTGTTTCGACGGCAGTTTCCGTCATCATCAACTGGGTTGCGTCAATGGCGCAGGTCATCGGCGGCATCATCAATGTTGTCGCAGGAATATTGACAGGAGATTGGAGCAGAGCATGGGATGGCGCAGGGCAGGCCGTTGACGGTGCCCTTGGCGCGACGGTCGGCACATTGAAGGAAATCGCAAGCGGTGTCGGCAGCGTCATTGATACGCTGATGGGCAAGTCCAGCGAAGTGCAGGCGAAAGCGGAAAGCGCGATTGCGCTGCAAGGGCGGATGAACGCTGCCGGAGCAGTGACACCGGGCGGCAGCCCAATGGACGATGCGGCATTTTCTGCGCCTGATTATTCGGCAATAGTAACGCAATCCGGGCAAGCCGCTTCAAATATGCAGCAAGTGGCAGCGAATACGCAGCAAGCGGGAAACTCGGCGGAGCAGGCATCGTCGTCCATGCAGGCATTCGGGCAAGCGGCACAGCAGATACCGGAGCAAGTCGGTGCGGCCGCATCCGGGATTCCGGCAGCGATACAGCCGTCATTGGATCAGATTCCTGCCAATATGCAAACGACGATGGCACAGCTTCCGCCAATCGCGCAAGCGAATACGGATGCTGTCGCGAATGAGATGAACCAGCTTGCGGTGAAATGCGAGCCAGGTGGTCAGGCATTCGTCACGGCTGCGGGGAATTGGGGGCAGCAGGCCCATGCGTCCTTTGTCCAATGGATCGACCAGATGGCGGCCGCGCTCAACGAGCGGCTAGGCAGCGCATGGAACAATTTGCAGGCACAGTTCAGCGCAGGAATCAATGTCAATGTGACGCAGACGGTATCGCAGGTTTCGGCGGTTGCGCCCCATGCCGAGGGCGGCATTTTCACGCAGCCCCATATCGGTCTTGTCGCTGAGGCAGGGCCGGAGGCAATCATCCCGCTCAACAGTTCCGGCGCAGGATTGCGGATATGGCAGCAAGCAGGGCAGATGCTCGGCGCATTGCCGCAGGGAAGTGCACCGAGTTCCGTTCCCGAATACAACAGAGTCAGCGCGGACGATGATCTGATCGTGCGTCAGGCAAAGGTAGCGGCACAGGCGAGAGCGATGCAGATCGAGCCGGACATTGCCGCGTCAAGCAGCCCATTGCAGCGTATCGTAACGGCAGAAGTGCCGGACATAGCAATGCCGCAGATGCAAATGCCGGAGCTGCCGCATGTGCCACGGCTGCCGGATATAGCAATGCCGCAGATGCAAATGCCGGAGCTGCCGCATGTGCCGGAGCCGCAATCGCTTCGGATGCCGGATATCCCGATACCGAAATCCGAGGCAGCGGGCGGCAATCCTGCGGTTACGCTCTCGCCGGTCATCAATGTGTCCGTATCGGGCGACGGCGACCCCGGCAAAATCCGGCAGGCCGTCGAGAGCGCCTTGCAGTCCTTCCGGGACAGTTTCCCGGACATGATGGAGCAATGGCAGCACGCGCAGGGGAGGTATTCTTTTGGCTGAGTATGTGACAAGGAGCGGCGACATGTGGGACTTGATAGCCTTTGAGCAGCTTGGATCGTGCAGCTACGTGAATCTTTTGATTGAGGCAAACGAATCCCTGTCGGACGTTGCCATTTTCTCGGCAGGCGTCACGCTGGCACTCCCGGATGTCAGCGGCGTGGCGGCAGCGGAGCATTTGCCGCCTTGGAGGAAGAGAAATGCTGGCTAGGCGCATCAATCTGAAATTGCTTTATGAAGGCGACGACATATCCGTCGATGTCGCGCCATTCGTCAAGTCCGTTTCCATCCGGGAAGTGCTCGGCGGGGAAGCGGACACAGCAGAGATTGTCCTGGAAGACCGTGAGGAAATGTGGATGGCGGCATGGATGCCGGAGCGCGGAGCGACCATTGACCTTTCGCTCACGGTGAACGATTGGAAGGGCGAGGGGGATACGCGCACCCTGCCGTTCGGCAAGTTCTCTATCGACGAGATTAAGGAGAGCCTGCCGCCATACGAGGTGCATATCCCGCTGACTTCCGTGCCGACGGATTCCGCGCTGAATGAGGTTCGCTATACCCATGCATGGGAAAAGGCGAAGCTGTCCCAAATCGCGCAGGACGTGGCAGGAAAAGCGGGGCTCGGCTGCGTTTTCGATGCGGAGGAAGATCCGCTCATCGAGAGGGCAGAGCAGTCAGAGGAGACGGGCTTGTCCTTCCTGCAGAAGCTATGCAAGGACAATGCGCTTTTCCTCAAGGTTGCGGACAAGCAAATCATTATCTTCGATGTCATCAAGTATGAGCGGCAGGCGCCCGTGATGACCATCGAGAAGGGGCAGAGCAGCATCCTGCATGGCGACTTGCGGGCGACGATCCACAAGGTCTACAAGGCTTGCCATGTGAAATACAAGCATGCGAAGAAGGATGAATACATTGAGTACACCTTCACCGACCCGAACCGCGAAAAGGGGGAGACGCTGGAAGTCAACGAGAAAGTGGAGAACCTAGCGGAAGCGGAGAAGCTGGCAAAGAGGAAGCTGCATGAGGAAAACCTCAAGGAATTTGCCGTTTCGTTCAGCATGGTCGGCGATTTCTCCCTGCTTGCCAGCAATACCGTCCAGCTTTCCGGGTGGCATCTTTACGACGGCAAGTACATCATCACGCGGAGCAGCCACGAGGCAAGCGAGAGCGGCTATACGACGAAAGTAGAATTGAGGCGGGTAATCGATGGATATTGACATCAGGGAAGCGGAGCGGATGCTGCGCGGCATGGTGCGGCGCGGCATCGTCTGCGAGCTGAACACGAAGGAGAGCATGGTCCGCGTCAATTTCGAGGACAAGGATGCCACGGTTTCCGCCGAGCTGAAAGTCCTCAACCGGGGCAGTGGCGTGAAGAAGGACTACTGGATTCCGGAGCTTGGCGATGAAGTCCTCTGCATCTTTGAGAACAACGACGAGAACCTGTCCGACGGCTATGTCGTCGGCAGCTTCTTCTGCGATACGAGGCCGCCGCAGGTTGACAGCGCGGATATCATGCGCATCGACTTCGGTGACGGCAGTTACATCGAGCATGACCGCTCGACGGGGAATCTCACAATTGACTGCACGGGCGAAGTCACGATCCGGGCGAAGAGAATCAATTTGAACTGAGGAGGCGGGCGGCCATGCCGGCGGCAACGAGATTAGGGGACAGCGATACGGGCGGCGCGGCGATGTCCGGCGCAAGCCCTGACGTATTCACCAACGGCAGGGGGCAGGGACGCATCGGCGACCCGTATGCCGCGCACGGCAGCGCGCTTGCCGGGGGAAGCAGCACGGTATATGTCAACGGGAAGGGCGCGGGGCGTGTCGGCGATCCCGTGTCCTGCGGCGACAGAGCGGCAGATGGGAGCAGCAATGTCTTTATGGGAGGGTGAGCCTCGATGATTGGCAGCCTGGGGGATATTCTTTTCGAGGTTTCCTCGCGTGAAGTGCGGACGTTCAAGGATTACCGCCGTTCAACCAAGGCAAGGTATGCCTCACATGACATTGTCGGGAAGAAGCCCGTCCTGGAATACATCGGGCCGGGCGGCGAGGAAATCACATTCTCGATGCAGTTCTCCATGCAGCTCGGCATTGTCCCTGCGGAGGAAACGGCAAGGCTGCGGGAGCTTTGCGAGAAAGGCGAGGCAATGTATCTCGTCCTGAGCAATGAAACCATTGGCGAGAACCCATGGGTCATTGAGAGCGTGGGCGAGGCGGCCGACACGATTGACCATAAGGGGCGCATCATCGTGACGCAGGTCGATGTGACGCTGAAGGAATACGTGCCGGAAATGGCATGAGGAGGCAGGCATCATGATCTACAACGTGCGCATGGATCCAGGCAAGTGGAATCTTGCGCCTGCGACCGAGCTGGAAGAAATCCTGCAAAATGTGCGGGTGATTCTGACGACGATCAAGAAATCCGTCCCAATGGATCGGGAACTTGGCGTGGATGCGGATATCGTCGATTTGCCGATTGCAGCAGCGCAGACGAAACTGACGGCGGAAATCGTCGCGGCGATTGCGAAATTCGAGCCGAGGGCGCGGTGCGTCGGCGTGATCTATTCGGGCAACGAGATGGACGGTATCTTGCAGCCGACCGTGCGCGTGGCGATTGAGGGAAGGAGCTGACAGGGGTGGAGTTCAGGAATTTGCCGAAGCCGTCCTTTGCGGAGCGCGACCCCGCAACCATCGAGGGGAACGTGCTGAAAATCGTGCAGGGCTTGCTGGGGCGCAAGCTGGCGCGGGCAGACCCGCTGCGCGTATTCCTGGACGGGGTGGATGCGCTCATCATCCAGCAGCGTGAGCTCATCAATTACACGGGGCTGCAGAACACGCTGGCCTATGCGTCCGGCAGGAACCTTGAGCAGATCGGCATCATGGTCGGCGCCGACCGCCTGCCGGCCTCGTCGGCAACCGTGACTTTGCAGTTGAACCTTTCCAAGAGCAGGCTGACCGGGACGACGATACCGAAAGGGACGAGGGTGACGGCTGGGGACAGCGTGTACTTTGCGCTGGATGCGGATGCTGTCATTGCGGCGGGCGAAACCTCCGTGACGGCATCCGCCACCTGCACGGTATCCGGCGAGATTGGCAACGATTATGCCATAGGCGAGATCGACCGCATCGTTGACCCCGTGCCGTTCCTGGATTCCATCGTCAACATCACGCGGAGCGAGGGCGGTGCGGGGACGGAGCTGGATGATTCCTACCGCGAGCGCATCCGCGAAGCCCCGGAAAGCTTTTCCGTTGCCGGGCCGGAGGGCGCGTATGAATACTGGGCGAAAACGGCCAGCCCCGCCATTGCGGATGTCGAGGCAATGGGACCGGGAGACAGCGAGGCGCCGGACAAGGTAAAGCCGGGGTGCGTCGAAATCTATGTGCTGTGCGCAAATGGGGAGCTTCCCGGCGAGGAAATCCTTCAGGATGTTTACGATATCGTCAACGCACGGGACAAGCGGCCATTGACGGATTACGTGACGGTCAATCAACCGGAAGTCATTCATTATCCTCTCGAGCTTACCTATTACATTGACCGTGAGGACGCGACGGCGGCAGCGTCCATCCAGGCAAAAGTGGAAGCGGCCATTGCGGATTGGGCAGCTTGGCAAAAAGGAAAGCTCGGCAGGGACATCAACCCATCAAAGCTGATCCACGATGTCAAGGCCGCCGGAGCAAAGCGCGTGGAAGTCGCATCGCCGTCCTTCCAGAAGATTTACAAATGGCAGGTTGCCATAGACGATACGCAATCCATCAAGTTTGGGGGGCTGGAAGATGGTTAAGTCCCTGCATGAGCTGTCTCTTGCCGATATCCTGCCGGGAAATTTATTGCAGGACCCGCAGCTTTACGCGGCGGCAATGGCGCTGGACGGCGAATTCCAGGCGGTAACGGCAGACATCGAGCAATGCCTGCTCCTGCCACGCTTGGACGTCTTGCCGGAGGACGTGCTCGACCTTCTCGCGTGGCAGTGGCATGTCGATTTCTATGAGCCGATCGGCATGAGCATCGAGACGAAGCGGAACATGATCCGCCGGTCGGTCGCATGGCACCGCATCAAGGGAACGCCGGCAGCCGTCGAAATGGTGCTGGATGCGGTATTCGACGAGTCGCGGGTCGTCGAGTGGTTTGAATACGGCGGCAGGGCGTATCATTTCAAGGTGCAGACCACATGGCCGGAAATCACGCGCACAGAAATCGCGAGGCTGAGAAGGGCGATCTTCTGCGCGAAGAACGTCCGCTCCTGGCTGGATGTCATGGAATTCATCGCGCATATCGAAGATGATATTTCCATTGCTATTGATGATGCGGCAGGGACCGACCTTGCAGCAACCATCGGCATTCCTATCCGCGATTGGTATCCTTATGGCATGAGGAATCCCGACCTTCCTGTCATCGGGCAAAACGGCGCGTATGTGGAAGGATTGCGCTACAATGGCATTCCTGCAATCGGCTCGGCTATGATGGGCGGTTCGACGAGGAATCCGTTGTACTACGGCGGCAGCCGTGATTTCGATATCGATGAGGCCGAGGTTTCTGTTCTTTATGGGCTAGACGATTATCTGACAGGGAACATCCTGACCTATGGGAGAAATGCAATCCTCGGTGCTGCCTGTTATGGCGGGAATCCCTATCCTACGGATTTGGGCAGCCGCTTTTCGCTGTCGATGTATATCCGCGATGAGGAAAAGGCAGCAGACGATGCGCCGCAGCTGGCAATGTCGCTCCGCATGGATGGCGATGAGGCTGCTCCAAGCGAAGATGGCACACAGATGGATTTGTCGCTCCGATTGGAAGACAGCCTGTCGCCTGATACGCCAGCCGTTGGCGATGTTCCTATGGGCGGTGATGTTCGCTATGGTGAAAACACTGCGCCAGAAGACAGCACCATGGAGATTGCCGTTTGTTATGAGCCGCGGTACGGGAATTCCTACGTTGGCAGGATGGCAATCGGCGCGAACCGCATCAGGAACCTCCGTCAGTACCGTCTGCATTATGGCAGTGAGAAGGAAGCAATCGGCGGCGGCATATGCTATGGCGCGGCATGAAGGGAGAGAACGCGATGATTATTCTTGAAGATGACCAGGCCGTGCGCGGTGACTTCCACCTTGAAATCCTGCGCAACGGCAAGCCAATTGAGGAAGTCCACGACCACAACCTTGTCGTTGACAGCGGGCGCGTGAGGCTGGCAGAGCTCATCAGCGCAAACAGTACATCCCCGGTCGCATATCTCGGCATCGGGACAAGCGGCGACGAGGAGCAGGCAAGTGATACGGAACTGCAAGACCAGCTGCTCCTGCCGCTCACGAATCGTTCGGTTGATGGGAAAAACGCAAGATTCGACTTTTACATACAGGAAGGGCAGGCAAACGGTATGGCAATCCGTGAGTTTGCGCTTTTCTGC